CGCGCTAGACATCGGAATCGAGCTCGAGTCCATGCGGGCGTACCTCGCTGCTGCGCCAGCGTCCCGTCGTCCCAAGCGCAGCCTGCCCAAGTTCGCCATCAATTGGCTGAAGCGAGCCGCGAGGGAACGGCTAGGAGATCAACGTGGCGACGCACGCGAGGAGGTAGCGGCACAGCGGCGAAAGGAAGGGGCTGATCAGGTTGCCGGAATCGCCGCGACCGCGCCGCTATCATCTGAGGCAATCTCGGCGGCACGTAAGGTCACTGCCCGAATGTTCACCTCACGAGGAGGCGACGATGGGTAACGCAATGCGAATGACGGCAGCCGCCATCCTTGCGGGCGCAGTGCTGACGCAAAGTCCCGCTCCCCTCTCGGCTGCCGACCCGTGGATGTGGCGGTCGCACGCGAGCGCCTACGGGCGCGAGTCGATCTGGGACGGCGGCAGGTGGAGCCGCTCAGAGCAGCGGTGGATCGGCTATATCGGGTCGCGGACGTCGTGGGGCTGGCACTGCGCTGAGGCCGAACACCTCGACCCGGCCTCGCCCTACTACGCGTGGGCGGTCCTGACACCGGAGTCCCTCGGCGTAGCGTCACGCGATCCGCGTCTGCTCGGGACGTGGATCGAGATGCGAATCCCCCAGCCCGATGGGGCACTCTCGGCTCCGCTCCTGCTACCCGTCACTGACGCGGGTCCATGGGGCGTCTGGTGGACCTGGGATGTGCAGGAGCCAGTCGTACAGGCGCTGGGGTGGGATGCCGTCGGCCCGTCGCGGTATGAGGAGCGCAGCGGGCCGTACTACGGCAGGCGTGACGTGCTCGTCCGCTACCGCCCAGACCTCCCCCGCTACTGCCCGCGCAGGGGCTACGGCCTCCCAGTAGAGATTCGTACTTTACTTGAGAAGGGAACTCCACAACGGGCTGTTGCTGCGATGTTCGGTGTTTTTCAACAGCACGTAAGCGATCTGGGCAGACGGACGAGGTGGAAGCACGTTGCGCAACCCTAACTGCACTGCCTGTCCCCTTCACACGGCCGTCACGAACGTCTGTATCTGGGGCGTGGGGCCCACAAGCGGGCTCATGCTCGTGGGCGAGGCGCCCGGTGCGGTAGAGGATGCAAGCGGCAAGCCGTTCGTGGGGCCGGCTGGCGAGGTGCTGACGCGCTGTTTAAACGCGGCCGGGCTCTCGCGCGGCGAGGTCTACATCACCAACACCACAAAATGCCGCCCGCCCGACAACCGCGACCCCGCTCTGGACGAGTCGGAAGCATGCGAGCACTACCTCCGCCAGGAGATCGTGCACGTCAAGCCGCGCACGATCATTGCGCTCGGCAACAACGCGCTCAAGCGGCTCACCGGGCGAGGCGAGATCACCAAGAACCGTGGTGGGGTCTTCGACCTGCACGAGCGCTTTGAGAGCAAGGTGTCGGTTGTTGCCGCATTCCACCCCGCATACATCGCGCGGCGCCCTGACCAAGAGCAAGCGCTCGTCAACGACCTTGTGTATGCGGCCGGGCTCAACACGGCGCGTCACCGCGGGGGCGAGATTGTTCTATGCACAACGCCGCGCGCTTACAGTCTCATGGGAGAGTACATCGCGCGGGCGGCCATTGAGAAACGGCCCGTAGCGCTCGACATAGAGACGCCCGGCAAGCGGTCGCCGTGGGAACCAGGCGCGAGCATCTACATGTTGGGCGCGGCCGTTACGCCCGACCTTGCGTTCGTTATGCCACTTGCGCACCCCGAGAGCCCGTGGCCGAACGCCGAGGAGAAGTTCTGGCCAGTGGTTGGGCCGTGGTTGGAGCGCTTGAAGTTCGTCGGGCAGAACACGAAATTTGAGCGGCAATGGCTAGCGATCCGCGGGGTCAAACTCAACCCGTGGCTCGACACCATGCTCATGTCGCATTTTCTGGATGAGACCAAGACGCACAACCTGAACGATATGTCGCGCCGGCTGTTCGGCGCTCCGCCCTACGGACAGAATATTGACTACGTCAACGAGCCGCTTGCCACCTACGCTGAGTATTGTGGTTGGGATTGCCTCTACACGCTGCGCGCTGCGTTGCTGTGGCAGGCGTACGCCGATGACCCGTTCTACCGCTTCATCATGGACGTGAGCGAGGCAGTTAGCCGCATGGAGATCAACGGCATTGCGCTCGACTTGGGCCGGCTCAAGCAACGCGAGGCGGAGCTGATCGAGAAGCGAGAGGACGCTGCGATCGAATTGCCGAAGGAGATCAATCTGCGTTCGCCGGCGCAGGTGGCGCAATGGCTCGTGGACGAAGGTGTAGCGCTGGGTGAACGCACGCCCACCGGCAAGCTCTCGGTCAGCAAGGATGCGCTTCTGCCTGTGCGCAATGAGCCAGCGGTGAAGGCGTACCGCTCTTGGAAAGACGTAGACGAGCTGGTGACGAAGTTCACAACCAAGTGGCCGGCGTATGTGATGGAGGACGGCCGCATACACGCGAGCTACTTCCCGCTCACCGAGACTGGGCGCCACAGGTGCTCGCGGCCAAACATCCAGCAGGTGCCGCGGGGCAACTTACGCTCTGTGTTCGTAGCGGGCCCCGGTATGGAGATGGTGAGTTGGGATGCTTCGCAGGTTGAGCTGCGTATGGCGGCGCACATCTCAGAAGACCCTGCGATGATGGAAGCCTACAAACGAGGGCTCGACCTGCATCTTATCAACGGGGGTACAGTTGCTTACGAAGCCGCGCTTCAAGCTGCGCACTTGCTCCTTGTGCGAGCAGACTTACCGCCCGACTGGGCAGGCGCAGAAGTACTGCGAACCGTGTGGGACCGCGCGGGCCAAATAAGTATCACGGCGGCATTCTTACAACTCGTCAGTGAAGAGTGGTCGCATCAAGAACCCCGGCGTAGGGAGCGGTGGCGCTCAATGGGGACCAAACAACCCATATTGGAGGGGTGGGATATCGCCGCCGCAAGCGCGGAGGCACCAGAAAGCGCGTTGCGAAGAGTGCGGGGGTGGCGGTCCGCTATGCGTTCATCACATGAACCGGAATCCGCAGGACAATCGGCTCTCGAACTTGAAGACGCTCTGTCGCTCGTGTCACGCACGGACCCACAATTTCTTGCGGAGCTTACAAACGTAGATTGGTATGAAATCCGACAAAAAGGAAAGTCTTCTAGCTTCGGCTATCTTTTTGGGATGGGCGCCCAGAAGTTTGTTCGGTACGCCCTAGAATCCTACGGTGTGGGCTTCTCGCTTCCCGAGGCCGAAGTAGTGCGCCGCGCTTACTTCATGCGCTTCCCCGGCTTGCTCGCGTACCACCAGGAGACCGAGCGCATGCTGATTCGCGACCGCCGGCTCGTGAGCGAGTTCGGCCGCGTGCGTCACCTCGACGAGATTGCATCGAGCGACTGGAAGGTGCGCAGCCACGCGGTTCGACAGGGAATCAATTTTCGCATTCAAGCTCCGAGCGCGGACATCACGCACGCTGCGGTGGTGATCGCTAACAACTGGCCGGACGTCAAGGCCGTCGCAACTGTCCACGACTCTATCCTGTGGGAGCAACCTCAAGGAACCGGAGACACGTTGGCGGCGGCCTTGATGCCCGCAGCAATCGACTTGCTGCGGGAGCGCTTTGGCTGGGAACCGAAAGTGCCGTTTGAGGCCGACTGGGTTGTGGGCGATTGCTGGCTCTGATAGACTAAGGACACGAAGGAGGGCATCTGTGGCGATTCCTGTCGAAGTCTCCCCAATCCGGGCGTTCCAAAAGTGTCCGAAGCAGTACGAGTACCGTTACCAAAGGCACCTCAAGCCGAAGGTGTCGCGCAAAGCGATCTGGTTGGGTACGCAGCTGCACCTGGCGTTTGAGGACTCCTACACACTCGGTTGGGACAAGGCCCTGGAGCGCATAGACACGCGCTGGGCCGAGGCCACAGACGACCAGCGCGAGGAGTATGGCGACTCGCCCATGCCTAGCGACGTCCGGCGTCTTGTGCGCAGCTATCGGGAGACTTACGCTGACGACGACTGGAACATCCTCCACGTGGAGCACCACATGGAGGGAGAGATCGCCGGTCGGCACGTGGAGGGCACGGCGGACGTGATCGCGGAAATCCCGATCTTAGGCGAGGGCCTCACGATCGTAGACCGCAAGTCAACCACGCGCATCCCCGGCACCACGGTGCAGCTCCTCGACCCGCAGCTGGCACTCTACGCTGTCATGGCACGCGAGCTAGAGGACCTGGACGTGCGCCGCGTGATGTTTGACTACGTGGTGACCAAGCCGCCCACAAAGCCCAAGGTCGTCGGGCTGTCCGACAAGATACGCAAGGATGGCACTTTCCGCGAGGGCAAGGGCCCGCGGTTGTCCTCGCTCGGGAGTATCAACACCGACGAGTGGACGCTCTTAGAGGCCATCAGAGACGCGAAGGATGAGCACGGCAAGTTCATCAACGAAGAGGTGTATGCGGACGATCTCAAGAAGCTCCACGCGCGCCCGATGAGTGAGAATCCGTTCTTCCGGCGCGTGGTAACAGAACTTACAGAGCCGATCGCACGCGGCGCCATCCGCGAGATGTTCATGATGAACGAGCTGATGGAGGGCACGCTCCGCATGGTCAAGTCGGGCACCGGCGTCTTCCCGCGCCATGTGGGGCCGTTCACGTGCCCGCATTGCGAGATGCGGCACTTGTGCGACGCCGAGCTACAAGAGCACCCGGACGACATCAAGAACGCCCTGGAGAACTTTGAAGTCCAGGAGTGGAGCCCACAAAAGGAGGGCGAAATTGCCGAGGTATAGGATTGAAGTCCGTGTCGGGGGCGAAGCCGATCACGGTGTAACCGAAGAGATCGACGCCGACAAGTACATCGTCAACCGATTTGGGGAAGACACATTCTTCTTCGAGTTCGTTGTTGGCGAGGACCCGGCAAAGATTGTGTTTACTGCGGACACACGCAACACGGTCTACATCAAAGAGTTGGAGGGTCCAAGTGCCAATTGACCAGAACGGCGCAGCACCGTCGGCGCCCACTGATGTACAGCTGGGGTCGCTTGCGGACCTCATTAAGTACACAGACGAGACCGACTATCATCGGCTCATCCTAGTGTACTCAAAGCCGGGAGTGGGCAAAACGTACTTGCTGGGTACTACCTTAGCGGCCGGCAAGAAGGTGTTGGTGCTTGACTGTGATCTCGGGGGGTCCGAAACCCTCGACCAGCTGCATGTCCCATACATCAGGGTTGAGACGTTCTCCGAGTTCTCAAACATCTGCACGCAGTTGAAGGCGGGCGGGGCGGACGAGTACGACGTTATCGGCATTGACACCGGCACCGGGCTTCAGACGGGGCTCATTCAGGAGATTGAGGCCGAGCGTCCGGGGATCGACAATCGTCAGCTGTACGGCGAGGTCCTGCGCCGGATGCGCTACGAGCTGTACGAGCTGCGCAAACAGAACGTTGCGATTGTTGTGACGGCGCACGAGCGTGAGGACTTCATTGGCGACGGAGATGCTCGGCGGCTGAGCAAAGTGACTCCCGGCTTCTCGCCTGGTGTCACCGAGGGGCTCAATCGCATAGCGTCCGTTGTTTGCCGGCTCACCCTGCGCCAGCGCGATGATCCGCAAGAGGGCGAGAGCCCGTGGGTGCGCGTGCTCCAGTTTCAGGAAATGCCGATCTACCAAACCAAGAGTCGATCCGGGAACTTCCCGGCGGCAATGGTCGAGCCCACAATGGGCAAGATTCTCGCAGCTCTGGAGGGCCGATAGATGGACAACGTATGGACTTGGGACCCGAACGAGGAGGCAAGTGGCGGAAGTTTCCACGTAACGGACGGGCTGTGGTCGGGTGTGGTTGTATCGGCCGAGCCATTTACGTCCAGCAACGGCAACCCCGGACAGAAGGTGATGATCCGCCTTGTGAATGGCCCGCAGGCGGGAGAGCAGCACTTCGGCAAAGAGTTCCGCGAGAACTTCATGAACATGCCTCCTGCATACTGGCGCCTGCGCCAGTTCCGGGACGTTATTACGGGCGTCGTGACGCCCGAGAACCAGCAACAAAGTGTTGACTGGAGCGCTCTGATTGGGAAAGCAGTCGGCTTTGAGCTGGAGACCAACCGGCGAGTGTGGAAGCGTGACGACGGCGAGTCGCGCAACATCGTCGAGTCAGTTGTGAAGCGCTGGATCGACCCGCGGACGCTGACTGACTCGGCACCGGCTGACAGCGGTGGCGTCTAAGCAGCGTGAGGCGAAGCGTGTGGGGCGCGTCCTGGACGCGCTCCGGGCGAAGGGTGGGTGGTGGAGAAAACTCCACGGCTCGCCCTTCACGCACGCCGGCGACCCCGACATATATGGGGGGTACAAGGGCCGATTCTTTCAGTTCGAGGTCAAAGAGCCGGACGGGTCGCTGTCGGCGATTCAGAAGTGGACAATCGAAGACATCAACCGGCGCGAGGCAGGCTACGCGCTCATGGTGCGCGAGCCCGAGGAAGCCCTTGCGTTCATAGAGGAGGTCATGAATGAGCGAGTTTGATCCCGACGCACTGGACGCAGCTCTGAAAGAGGGCGCCGCCGTTGGAACATTTGATGAGACGCCCGACGCCACAGTGGTGGCGGAGAGCGTGGTTGACGAGGTTGATCTGCTTTCCCTGACAGTTGGGACCGATCTGCGCGAGTCGCCCCACGAGATGCAGCCTCCGCTGCCAGAGGGCGACTACCGCCCCCCGCCTCTGCCCGAGCCCGAGCCGAGCTATTCGTGGTCTGGGCAAACAACCCTCCGCGGTATGTCGAAAGCGCTGAAGACAGGCGGGGAGGGCCAGATTCTTGCTCAGTTGCTCCAGGAGGCAGAATATCCGGCCGAGATGACGAGCGAGTGGGACGAGGACAGCGCGCCGCAGGTAGAGTTCTGGCTAGTGAACGCTATTGCGCGCAAGCAAGTAGCCAGCAGTCCCAGCACGTCGCCCTACGAGCCCGATGTGGAGGGCGCTAGGGCGCTTCCACCGGCAGTCCATTCTCACGCAGTTCCAGCGCCGACTTTGCCTGACGGCGCCTACGTGCATGTCTATGCGAGCAGCGAGGCGGACCTGCGCGAGATGCAACGCCTCCTTGTCGAGGTGGGCGAGGTGACGATTGGCGCACCGTCGACGTTCAAGTTCTCGGCCCGCGTGGTCGACTCGCGCATGCTGATCGCCGATTGGTCGGAGCTGGAGTAATGTGCGTCTACTTGGCCGCGCGCTACCGCCGGCGTGAGGAGTTACAGCAGTACGCTGCGGAGTTGCGAGCTGCCGGCGTCGAGGTTGTCAGCACGTGGCTTGACGAAATCATGGCGGACTACGATGGCCGCGTACGTTCTGCCGCGGACGCGGTTGCGATTGCGTATAGGGACCTATACGACCTCGGGCGTGCGGACACAATTGTGCTCTTCACAGACGATCCGGCGGACCCCGCCTCTACGGGCGGAAAGGATGTTGAGTGGGGGTACGCGTTGTCTCCACGCTACACCAAGATCGTTGTTGGTCCCCGCAGCAACGTGTTTACAGCGCTCGCGGACCGCCAGTACTACGGATGGCCCGGTGCGCTAGAAATCGTCGGCGATCGGCACGAAGAACGGTACTAGCTCATGACGCACGCGCGTCAGCCGGCCCGTCTCTCGGTCCACCCAGACCTCCAGCACTATCCCTCCGATAAGGGGGGATAGGCTTTTCTCCAGCTCGTAAGGCGTCTGCGACTGGAAGCACGGGACGTTGATCCCGAACACGTTGCGCTCGACCACGGCGTTGTAGAAGTGCCAGTGGCCGGCGAGCGTGATGTCCGGCTTAGCTCCGCCGGGGTACCCCTGCCATGACTGCCGCTGCATGCGGTAGCTCTTGGCGTGTGCGGGCCCGCCGCCGGGGTGCCACAGGTAGAACGACACGCTGTTGAGGTTGACGTAGGCGCCTGAGATGCCGAGGTAGTTCATGTCCTCGCGCTTCTCGCACACGGCGCTCACGACGTCAAAGCCGTTCTGTTTCAGGAAGCTGTGATCGTGGTTTCCAGAAATGATGTCGGTGGGAACCCCAGTGTTGGGGTAATGCTCCACGGCATAGTCCCTTTGAGCGTCGGCTGCATGTATGAATCGACTATTTTGGGAACCGGGATAACGCATAATTCCGTCGACCAAGTCACCAACATGGAGGAATCTATCCACTTTACGCTGATCCACCGCCCAGTGCATAAACTCATGGAGGTGCGTCCTTTGCTGGTGGACTGAGCCGAGGTGTGTGTCTGAGATGATCCCAACGGTGAAGTGCTCTTTGCCAAAGTCGTAGACTCGTTCGTCCGGCTTGAGGGTTGGCTGCGTGACAAGGCTGATAGCCTCCTCACGCAGCTCGATAGCAAACCCTTCCCGACGAAGGCGCTCTATGATAGCACGCACGTCGCTGGGTGTTCTGTCAAAGCGCTCGCAGACTTCGAGCAGGGTCATGCGGCTGCGCTTCAGCGCTTTGACGAGCTTCTCGTCGAGCTTCTCTTGCTGGACCTCGGGCTCTTCGGGGGGTGGTTGGTACTTGATCCCCCGCCGGCGCATAGCCGATTCCAGCGACGATGAGGTTATGCCATATTGATCGGCGAGAGCCCTCCCGGTGTTAGGATACTTCAGCTGGATATCGAGCTTTGCGGCGTCAGTGAGCCTACCGAAGGTACTCAATTGGAGCCGTTGGCGATGGCTCGTCCGACTTGGACGAACAGAAAGCCAATAGCGGCGCCAAGCAGCATGTCCCAGCGGTCAGAGGTCGCAACCCGAGCGGCCTCGAACCCGATTTCCGCAAATATCACGCCCACAGCTGCCACCGTTGCGGCAGCCGGCTTGAGCAGAGTCTTGAGCGATTCTGTGAACCACATGGTGTCCTCCTAGTCGACGTTGTCGGCGAACCACTGGTGGATGTCTGTGTACAGCTGAGCGTCGTCGGGATGCGCTCGCTTGTAGGTCTCCCACACACCGCTGCGCTCTAGCGTAGCGCGCATCCGCACGGTGAGGCCAAGAGCCGTCGCCTGTTGTGCGAGGGCTGCCATCTTCTTCTCGTGGTTGCGCTTGGAGTCCGCTACAAGGGCAGCGTGCTCGTCTGTCGAGGCCAAGTCGACTCCTTTCAGAATCCAGGTGACGTAGTTCCGCGTTTCCCGCGGCCACGTCGCTCGTGGTGCCCACACGCCCAGCGGGCGTATGCGTCCCTTGCCTGCATTATACGCCCCCAGCGCGCGGGGGTAGTCCCCGTTTGACCACGCAAGGTGGCTGGACATGAGGTTGGTGGCGTACCGTAGGGAGTCGAATGGGTCCCATGGGTCGACGTTTGGGTGCCAGCGCGGGATGATCTGCGCGATTCCCTGTGCGTCTGCCCAACTGTGTGCCCACGGGTTCCAGCCCGACTCCATTGCGATCTGGCGGTGGAAGACGTCTGGGTCTACGCCGGCACGGACAGCGTGGTAGCGCGCGTAGACGTGTAGCGGGTTGACGGGGGCGCCGTTGGAGTCCCGTCGCCCTAGATGAAGGTGGTGGCCGGTTGAGTTGCCCGACGAGTCCGCGTATCCGGCTAGGGCTCCCGCGCGTACGTGCTGTCCTTCTTCCCAGCGAGGGCGCTCGTCAAAGTGCGCGAGGTTCCACGACCCGTTGTCATCTCGTGTGCGCACGCCATACCCAAACGCGCCGGCGCCGTTCCACACGTGGACGACTACGCCGTCTTCGGGGAAGAAAACCGGCTGCCTCAGAGCTGCTCGTAGGTCCAGCCCCTTGTGTCGGTGCGGGGGACGTCGATAGAGCTGCTGGTTGTAGTTCCCGAACGTCTGCGTGACGCGCACAGGCGCCAGAAGGGGTGCGACCAGCACCAGGCTCTCCTAGATTAGTCGATCGACCACTGCGGCAATTATAGCAAACGATTCAGTGTAGCTATAAGTCTCCCGCTCAGCAATCGGGTTGACGCGGTAGTAGGCAATGAACTCGATGAAGCACTCTGAGCCCAAAGGGGCGTTCTCGGGCAGCATAATAGGCGCCTCAAGATTCTCTACTCGCCCCGGAGGCGACCCGGGGCCCTCAAAGGTGAGGATGGGCAAGAAAGCAGGCCCGCTGCCGTTCGTGCAGCGCAATTGGATAGTAGACCTTAGAGGCGCGTTCGTGTGTTTGGTGTAGCTGGTGAGGACGCGCACGGTGTCTCCCGGCGCGTACACCGCTCGATCGACGGAACGAGGAGTGTCTATGCCCGTGAGGGGTTCTAGCTCGTGGAAGACCGCCCAAAAAAAGAGCAAGCCCACGACGGCTACTACCCCGAGAGTGCAAATCGAAGCGAGCGCTACTGCGACCCGGAAACCCATTAGAGAGCTGCCGGCACGAATACCAACGCTAGAAGCGACCCCACAACGGCTACCATTGTTACTGACACAAAGCCGTAAACTAGAGCCTTGACTGGTCGGAACTCATCCCTTCGCACGTAGTTCTGCGAGACGTGACGCTGCTGCCCCGTCAAGTCACTTCGCAGCGCGCTAAGCTCCCGAGCTATACCCTCAGTACGTTCGTC